CACCCTCCACAAAGAATATTTAAAAGCCAAGGGAGAAATCCCGCAATCGCCTCTGGATGTTTCATAATCATCTTTTGAATTTGTTTTTGATAGGCCTCAGACATTTGGGGCCTATTTTTTTTATTCATTTATTTTTATCGTGTTCTTCCGGGTTGTTTAGAAGCTCCAGGATGGACTATTTTTTTTTAATTATAGATTATATTAGATATTTATTTAAAGTGAGTGAGGGCTATCCGAAACTCCCTAGGGAGTAAGATTAAAATAAAGTAGTCAGAATTTTTTGAGGTATTAATTTTAGCGTTTTTTTAGCACTATTAAAGTTCTATTTATAAAATATTTTTGTATCTTTGAATATTAATATAAACCAGCTCTTTAATACAGGGCATAAAACAAAATTATCATGAGTAAAGTACAAGTTACAAACGCAGCTCTCTTAGCGAGCGCACTGGCATTAACAACAGAAAACATTGTAAAAGGCCGTAGTGGCGGAAACCGCAAGACTTATGTGGACCGTTTCATTAGTTGTCTATTGGACGAAAATGGCAATCCAACTGAACCTAAAACAAGGAGACAAGTGATTGCGGAAATTTCACTGGAGATTGCCATTGAAGAAAATAAGTTTGCTAAAGAAACAAACCCAGAAACCCCTGACTTTGATTTGTCAAGAGACGCTGAAGGACATTTTAAATCACAAGAGAGCGTTGACGCTTTTAAAGTTATTAACATCAAGGTTAAAAACCAAGTTGCCGCGGCTATTGCCAACAGTCAAAACGCAACTTCAGTTTCTTACAACGAAAAATACAAAGATGTATGGACAGTTGTAAAAGGCGACAGAGGCACAGTTTCATTACAAGCTAAATAATAACTGCTACCGCTTTTATCTACCGGGCGTTTGATATGTACATAGAACGGCCGGAAAGCGGTTATTGAGTTATTAAACAAAAAAAGCCCGCTAATTACTTAGCGGGTTTTTTATTGCAATTATTGTTATTTATTGCTATATTTAATTTACAAGTTTTTCAGTGGGCTATTGTAGCTTTTTACGTATTCCTTAGCTTCTTTTACTGTCAAGCTCCCCTCATAATAGTCACTTCTTATATTGCCATCTTTACACATATCTAACAGTTTTAACATTGCTGATACTTGTTCTTTTCTTGTTCTTTTCTTGTGCCATAATAGTAGGCTCCATAGTATTTTTCCATTAGTTCATCTACTTTCTCACTGTGCCAAAGCATATTACTTTCTTTAATTTAGCCGTATCTAAGCAGTATTGTGTTGCGGTTCTTTGTTAATTTTTCCATTTTTTACCTTTGTTTTTATTTACATATAAAATCATTATTATACTGTATGCTATCACTATAAATGCCACGTTGACAAATATAAATATTAACGCTTTTGTTAATTCAATGGTGTCAAATTCATACTTCATTTTTTGTCTTGTTTTTGTCTTGTTTTTGTCTTGTTTTTTGTGCGCTTTTTATTTCTGGTTGAGGCTCAAATGAGCCCGCGCTAAATAAATTATCTTTAGTCATTTTTTTAACTTATAATTGAAGTTGGGGTGTGTAGTGTGTGGACTTGTGTGTTGCGCAATATCTTTGTGCACTACACACACCCAACTTCATGTTGTTAGCGTTTTAAAATTGGTTCTATACGTACAAACTTGCTTACTTTTGTTTTTAAGTGCTCAAATTGTCGTGTTATTTCTGCTTCAGAGAATATTACTTGTAGTCCATACTTGCGTAATTCTGCTATTTTATCTGTATGCACTTTCAGCAAACAGTCGAGTCCTTTTTGTATAGTCTCTAGTTCAAGAGTTGTCAACTTTTCCATCTTTTATGTTGTTAAAAGTTCACGTTCTACTTGTGACCAGGCCTGCAATTTTAATTCAATTAATTTCAGGTTTTTTCTCTGTGCCTTTGTCACTTTATTCTTGCGACAAAGTAAGTTAAATAGTCGTACAGAAAATCCATACTTAATAATCAGTTTCAATAAGTTTGTTCTCATTTTTAATTGTTTTTAATTTGTTTTTTAATTTGTTTTTATTCCTGTGTTATTCACATGTTATTACTGGTATTTTATTATAATTTTTTATGTATTCTTTTGCTTGCTTGACCGTTAAATCTTCGTCTGTAAAGTCGTTTGTTATGTTGTAGTCTGAACACATGTCTAACAGTTTTAACATCGCTGACATTGATTGTTTTTTATTCCCGTCATAATAAACTTTTAATAACTCATCTGCTTTTGTGCTGTTCCATGGTAAAGTCGTTGCTTTAATTTGTCCAAACTTGACTAAGATTCTGTTGTCTTCCTTGTTGACCATTGTGTTTTTAATTGCATCTTTTTTCATGATAAATTTGTTTTTAATTATTTTTAAATCTGTGTTTAACCGTGCAGTCTCATGCAGACTCCACTGTATAATATATAAAGATATAAAATGTTTTTTTAATATAAAAATTTCCGGTGCTAAAATTTTGTTAAATTTTTTGTCGTTATTACCGTCGTGTTTTTATTTATTTATTATTATATACGGCTGTACACGTTCGTGTGCATTTGTATACATTCGTAAGCGTTCGTGCACGATCGTATTGAGGACTCACGTTTCTTTATGAGCTCTTTGCGTTTTCTTTGTGTTTCCTATATGTTTACCAAGCGTATTCTACACATTTCCTACACGTTTCCTAAGCGTTTACCAAGTGTACTCTCTCAGAATCCTATACGTATTCTCTCAGAATCCTATACGTATTCTCCTGTTTTCTTTATGTTTCCTATATGTTTTCTTTGCGTTTACCAGGCGCATTCTTTACGTATTCTTTACGAATTCTTTGTGTTTTCTTTATGTGCTCTTTATTTGTGTATATGGCTGTGTACGATCGTTTATGTCTGTGTACTTACGTGTGCATCCGTGCGCGTTCGTGTACGTGTGTTTTGTAATTAAAGATAGTTAGGCACGTTCGTGCTGGAACTATAGTTATATATAAAAAAAGGGGACCTGTTAAAGTCCCCTCTCTAGTATTAAATATTATACCTCAGTGATAAAATATTTATTGTCCCTATCTTTGTTGATAGTGAACTTTGAAAATTCAGGGTTAAAACTGAAGTTGGAATTTGTGTGACCATTAGCCAAACTAGTGTCAACCCCATTTTTAACTGTTCTTGATGTAGCCATCCAGAGTTTTCTGAACTCAGTGTCAGCTTTTGATGCTTCTTGCAATAATTCTGTAGTCACTTTAACCGTCTCACTTACTCTAAGATAGGTTATTTCATTAATTATTTGTAGTCTTGACTTTGACCCTTGCCCTCTCAAGACTTCTACTAATCTATGATTAATGGACTTTAGGACACTCTTTTTAACTATATTTTCACTAGTTAAGGCTAATGCTTGATTTAATAATTCATCTTTTTTCATAATTTTTTAATTTTAAATTTGTTTTAAAATTAACCTTTGTTTCTAGTCCTGGTTAAATTCTGGGACTTTTTTGAGTACTTGAGTTTTGTCTAATCTTATATTTTAAAATTTATTTTTAATTATTTAATACTCAAATATAATTATAAAATTTTAAATAAAAAAATATTTTTAATATTATTTTTAATCGTTTTAATATTATTTTTTTATTATATTATTTTTATTATAAATTAAATTTATAATAAATAAGCCCCTACCCCTGGCCTTATATCGCAGCACAAATATGAAAAGTCAATTTTTTCCATACATATACACATAAAAGCCGTGGGTTGGCCGAACCTACACTGCCCTGACAAATGAAGTTTGGGGGTCAACGCATAGACCGATGTGAGCGCACAGGGTGAATAAGTTCCTTATTTTAAGTAAGACAATGTTAAAAAAATAGCCCATAACAATAGTAAATGAGCGACGAGTGCAACAAAAAGTAAAAAATAAGGACTTTTTTGGCTTTTGTTGCACTTCTGTTATTTTTTTTTTAGCACCTTTGTTTCGAGCTAACTAATTGATTTTCAAGAAGTTGGGGGGGTCTTTTTAATATTTGTAACATTTTTAATAAAAATTAAAAAATATTATAAAAAAAAGATAAAATTATATATAGATGGGATAAAATTTTGTTACTTTGTTGCAACACTCAAAAAAGAAGCCTAAGTATCTGATTATCAATGAGTTAGAGGCGCTAAAAAAGCGCAACAAAATGCGCAACAAAAATTTTAGCCTTAAAAAATACTAAGTCTGACATTTTTTTAGTTCCATTAAAAATTGCACTACCCCCCAACTTCAATTTCATTCTTAGTAGTTTAGGAAGCCCAGGTTGAGCCCAAAATTTTTTTTAATATAATTACACTCTAATCGAATTAAAATGAGGTAGGGGCTATCCGAAACTCCATCTGGAGCAAACCATTCATTTTTTATCAATACCTAAAATCAATCCGCACTTAATTGAAGTGGGGGGGGCGAAGGAAAGGACAAGGACAAGGACGGGGAGAGTCAGGTCGGTAAGAAGACCGTACGGGAAGGTTCGGGAAAGAGGTTGTACGGGAAGGTTCGGGAATGATGGGAGAAAAAAGTACTAAATATAAACCACTACCCTACCTCTTCCCCTCCATTCCACTCCCTTAAACCTAAATCTAAACCTGCTAACGCCAACTGCTGAAAATAAATTTTTTTTATTAGGATAAAACTATTATCTTTGCTTAAATAATTAGATACTTATGGAAAATCAAAAAAAACAAGTAACGTTTAGTATCAGCGAAGATATAAAAAAGCAATTTCAAATAGAGTGCTTAATAAACGGGAATGACATGTCGTCTGCTGTACAAAGTATGATGGCTAGCTACACTAGAGTTAGTAAAGAGTTGAGGCTTAAGCAGGCTTCTGAATTAAAAGAGGTAATAGATGAAAAATGATGCAGAAGACATATTTGAAAAAGCCGCATCTGATTTTATAAAAAATCAAAATAATACTGATACAGATGAGACTCTGCCTAAATTTGATATAGAAAAGCAGAGAGAGTCGGCATTAGCTATTATGGATGAAGACGCTATAACGTGGAATAAATTAACTGAAACTATAAAAGGGAAATACGCCAAAAGGTTTATGGATGAAATGGATTCTCTATCTAGTAGAGAGTTTATAAGAAACTATGTAAAAGTATTAGAGTATTTTGTACCTAAAGTTAATAGACAAGACCCTTATGAAAAAGAAAATAAGGATAATGAATTAACTATAATAGTTATAAATAGAACATCAGCTGAACAAGATATAGATAACGAAACTAAAACAATAGATATAGATGATAACATATAAATCAGAAAACAGAATACAACAAGAATGTGTAATGTGGTTTCATAATACATATCCTAACCTTAGGGGTTTATTATTTTCAGTACCAAATGGAGGAAATAGAAGCCCTATGGAAGGTAAATTACTAAAACTTACTGGAGTAATACCGGGAGTATCAGATTTAATACTGCTTTATAATTCAAAAGCATATTGCATAGAATTAAAAAATAGTTTAGGGAAGCAATCCCAAGCTCAAAAAAATTGGCAAGCTAAAGTAAAAGCCCAAGGGTTCAACTATTATTTACTTAGAGATTTAGAAGTTTTTAAAGAAGTAATAAAAAATATATTGGATGAAGTTACTAACTAGCGAAACATTTAATTTTACATATGAAGCTTTTAATAAACTGTTAAAAGCAGAAGAATACACTAGTAGATTAGCTTTGCATATAAAGTACGCTTTAACAGGCAACCCATCTTGGTATTATTATAGACAAATAGTAAGTATGGGTGGGTCTAGAAGCTCAAAGAGTTATTCTATACTGCAAATATTATTAATACAATTACTAGTTAGACATAATATAAAAATAACAGTATGGAGAAACACTAAAGTTACGTGTAGAGCAACTGTAATGGAGGATTTTAAAAAAATAATTATGTTTGATGATAAAGTTTATAAAAACATAAAAGAAAATAAACAATCCGGCACATTTACATACAAACCAACTAAATCCAAAATAGTATTTGAAGGAGCTGATAATATAGGCAAAGTATTAGGTAGTGAACAAACAATATCTTTTTTTAATGAAATAACAGAGTTTAATAAAGAGGTATATTTACAAATAACCCAACGCACTTCAGATAGAGTATTTTGTGATTATAATCCAAGCAAAGATTTTTGGCTTGAATCATATAGAAAAGACCCAGACACAAAATTTATACACTCTACTTTTATGAATAATGCTTTTTGCCCTGCTAATATAGTTAAGCAATTATTAAGTTATGAACCTTGGGAATCAGGCAGTTATAAAATAACAGACGGAGAGTTATTTTATAAAGAGAAAATTATATCTAGTACAAATACTCCTCCTCCTAATATAAAAAATGTAGAGAGAGGAACTGCTAATCAATATATGTGGATGGTATATGGATTAGGTATAGGAGCAGAAAAACCAAATAGAATATATAACAATTGGATAGAGATATCGGAAGATATATATGATGGTTTAAAGTATAAAGAGTATTTTGGATTTGATTTTGGGACTTCTCGTCCAACAGCTTGCTTGGGAGTGAAATATGACGGCAATGGAGCATTTTATATAATAGAGAGAATGTATAAGCCCCTGAGTAATATAGATGACTCTTTACCTAGTGAAATAAAATTGAATATAAAAGCTATAGACAAAGCAACTAGCTTACTAATATGTGATTCTGCTAAAGAAACATATATAAATATGTTATTAAATAGCGGTTATATAGCCTTAAAAGCTACAAAGGGAGGTGGCAGTGTTTCTTATGGAATATCCGTTTGCCAAACATTTAAAATATATTATGTTAAGTCTATTAATTTGAACTTTGAATATAATACTTATTCTTGGATTGTTGATAGATATAATAAGCCTACAGAGGCTCCCGTAAAAAAAGATGACCACCTAATGGATTGTTTTAGATATGTTGTGACCTACCTTATTGACTACCTGGGCATAAAAATTTAATATATAATATTGAACGCGCGCGCATATATATATATAAATAATCGAAAATAATTGAAAATAATCGAAAATAATTGAAAATAAATTTTTTTTATCCATTTTTTTAGGTTAAATTTGTATCATGAAGTTATCGGTGCCACAATTTTTCAAAGGTTTATGGGAGAGAAGTAAGACAGGCGAGAATATGTATTATATAAATAGTTCCGGTGAGTGGGCTATTAATACTACAAACTTAAGTTTAGCTCAAAATCACCCTATACTAACTCCTGCTATATTATTTGTAAGTAAATTATTTTCACAAGCTGAGTTTAAGATAGAAAATTCTACAACAAAAAAAATTACAAAATCACATTGGTTATTAGAGTTATTAGAATCGCCTAATTATTTTCAAACAAAAACAGACTTCTTAGAGAGCTTAATGTTTATGATGATAGCTCAAGGAAAAGCTGTAGTGTATTGCAAAAGAACTACTGGTATACAGAATGTAGACTCTATGTATATATTAGATAGTGATTTAATAGAATATCCGGATGAGTTTAAAACTAAAATGTTATCTAGAGGTAATATAAAAAAGAGTTTAGATAATACAGAAATAACTTACGATAATAATGGAGCTGATTTAAAGATAAAGATTAAAGATTTGCTATTTTTTTATGACTTACCAAATGCATTAGATAGCAATTTATTTTCTAATAGAAGCAGGTTAGACGGATTAAAACAGACTCTGGTAAACACTAAGGATAGCTTATTAGCTAAAAACATTATTTTAAAGACTAACGGGAAAGAGTTAATAACAGGCGAAAAAGACGGGTTCCCTTTATTACCAGAGGAAAAGCTAGAAGCAGAAATGCTGTTCAATAACAATTATGGTTTATCTGGTAGTAGGAGGAGAGGGTTAATAACAAAAGCTAGTCTTAATTGGAAATCTTTACATATAGCTTTAAGGGACCTAGGCTTAGACGAAAGCGTTAAAGTAGACGGGAACTTAATATACACTGCTTTACATATACCTAAAGATATATTATCCTTAGAAGCTAAAAAAACAACATACAATAATTATAAAGAATCAATGGTATCTTATATACAAAATGAGATACAATCTAGTTTAAATTCTTTTAATGAAGTATTGCAAAAACTTATAGATGATGATAATCTAAAATTAGTAGGTTCATACGAACATTTACCGGTTATGCAGTTTATAATGTTAGAAAAGTATGGTGTTGTTAAATTAAGAGCGGAAACTTTGAAAGCGTTATTAGATGCAGGCGTACCAGAGGAAGACGCTTTAGAACAAAGCGGATTTAATAAAAAAATGAAATTAAAAGACTTACAAAATGTACTACAACAAGACACAGAGGCAAGCATCCAGCCAAGTCCCAAAACAACTTCAAAAGGAAGTTAATAAAAAAAATAAAGACGTAAAAAATAATACGCTAATAAAAAAATAAAATTATGGATATAGATATGCCTAAATTCGAGACAACTAAAGAGTTGCACGAGTATTTATTAAAAAATCAGGATGAATTTATATATCAGAAAAAAAATGCGTATAAGGAAACTGATTCTTGCAGTTCTGACGTAATAATGCTTAAAGAAAACTTGACTGACAAAGATTTTACTTCAAAGTCTAGTGACTCCGCTATAAAGGTTAGAGCAATTATAAATACAACTATGATTATGGATAGCCATAAAGATGTTCATATTAATGGCATATGGAAAAAAACTATAAGTGAAAACAAAAGAATAAAACACGTAAGGGAACACAAAGACGGTTTTGAAAATATCATAGCTGATAAAGAAGATTTGAAAGTGTTTACTAAATTATATACGTGGAAAGATTTAGGTTTAGACAAAGAAGGAACTACAGAAGCTCTAGTTTTTGACAGCGTGGTAAAAAAAGAAAGAAATTCTTTTATGTACAAGCAGTACAAAGAAAATAACGTAGATAATCACTCTGTAGGTATGTATTATGTAAATGTGAAATTTGCTCTTAATGATAGTGGAGATGAATATGCTGCTCTTAAAGCTGAGTATGATAAACATATAAATAATATAGTAAATAAGGAAGAGGTAGCTAAACTAGGATACTTTTGGGCTATATATGAAGCTAAACTTAAAGAAGGTAGTGCCGTGACTGATGGTAGTAATCCTATCACTCCGGTATTACAACCAAAGTTTAAAAGCGAAGATGTAATAGCAGATAAGAATGTATTAGCTATAAAAACATTTTTAAATATGAAATAAAGATAGTCGATGTATGTCACTATTATTTATAGTAAGTAAGTCGCGAAAGCGCTTAAAATACAAATAAAGTAATATTAATCTTAAATTAAAAAAAATGACAAAAGAAGAACAAGCTATTCAAGATGCACTTGAGGCTAAGTTTAAAGAAGTACAAGATGCTTTAAAAGTTGCTCAAGATTCGGGCGCTGCATCTAAAGCTGAAATTTTAAAATTGCACGCAGCTATAAAAGAGCAAGGCGAAGCATTTGACCTATTCGTTGAAGCACAAAAGAATAAAGAAATTAAGTCTTTTGGTGCTGAAATGCAAGATTTTCTTATTGCTAACAAAGATACTTTAGCGGATATAAGAAATAAAAAGAGTGGAACAATTATGTTTGTACCAAAAGTAGTTGGAGATATGTCTACGGCTGCTGGAGCAATAATTGGCACAGTGCCAGCTAATAACGATGCTTC